GTATCTTGATTACCTGCTGTATTAACTCCAGGTAGGTCGATTGAAGTTGAACCATTAAAACTAACTCCACCTATAGTTCTAGTATTTGCTAATATAGTTGCAGAGCCTGCATTACCAGTTATAGTTGTTTGATCACCAGTATTAGTCCCGCTTTGTCCAACAAGATATGTTTGATTTATGGCTGTTCCTTGCCATACACCTGTTCCAATTGTACCGACTGTTACAATAGCATCATCACCACTATAGGTACTACCTGCTACTGCAGCAAGTGTTGAGTTATATGCCTGTACATCCGTTCCGATTGCTAAACCTAAGTTAGTTCTAGCAGTTCCAGCATTTGTTAAGTCTGATAGGTTTTGGTCTTTTTGTAATTTCCCACCTACGGTTGATGTTAAAGCAACTACATCAGAATCTCCGTTTGCAATACTTGCGGATATTTCTAATAATGTATCATACGCTGCGGGAGCACCACCGAGTAGATCAGATACTTCTCTAATTACAAAAGCAGTTGTTGCTATCTTAGTAGAGTTATCGTTATCGGCTGGTGTTGGTGCCGCTGTTGTACCTGTAAATGTAGGAGAGGTGAACATTGTTGCCTTACTTTCATTTGTTACGTTACCCAATCCAACATTTGCTGCAGTTGTTCCTGCTTGAATAGTTGCAGTAGAATCATTATCTACGTTACCTAACCCAATATCACCCTTTGTTAATTCTCTTGTTACAACAGTACCATTAGCATCTGTTACAAGTCCACTTGTATTTGTTGTTATGTTAATATCTAAATCAGATATTACAGTTGCTCCAGTTAATGGAGTTGTATCTATATCTATATCATCGCCAGCTAAATCAGTTGGTAAAACATAGTTGTTTGCTGAAGAAGCTATTGTATCTAGTTTTGTTTTATCACCGTCAACAAAAGCTCCTTCAGATGGTTTAACTTGTAATGTAGAGATTGTTACACCTTTGACACCTGCAAGGTCTGTTACTTCACTGTCCATTAATGCACCGGCTGCTGTTACGTTAGTTGCATCTGTTACGTCTGCACTTGTTTCAATTCCATCTAGTTTTGTTTTATCACCGTCAACAAAAGCTCCTTCAGAAGGTTTAGCTTGTAGAGTTGAAATTGTTACTCCTTTTACTCCTGCTAAGTCAGTTAACTCACTATCCATTAAAGCTCCAGCCGCTTCTACATTAGTAGCATCAGTTACGTCTGCACTAGCTTCTATTGCATCTAGTTTATCAAATAGGGTAGTAGACATTACACCCGATACTGATGTTGTTGCAACTGGTATCTCTGCATTCGTACCATCAGAGGATTCAATTGTTCTAGCTCCAGTCGTTCCGGTTATACTTAAGTTGGTTGTTACGTTTGTATTTTTAGCTGTGTTAGCTGCGACAGCTGTTTCAAGATTAGCTATATTAGGTATTGCAATTGTTCCTGTGAATGTAGGAGAAGCAAACATTGTTGCTTTAGATTCGTTAGTAACATTTCCTAATCCAACGTCTCCTTTAACTAATGTTACTGTACCTGTCTTACCGGCTACACTGATGACAGACCCAGTAGATGCAGAATACAGGTTATCTAGTTTTGTTTTATCACCGTCAGCAAAAGCACCTTCTAATGGTTTAACTTGTAATGTAGAGATTGTTACACCTTTTATACCGGCTAAATCAGTTACTTCGGAATCCATTAAAGCTCCAGCTGCTTCTACATTAGTAGCATCAGTTACATCTGCACTAGCTTCTATTGCATCTAGTTTAGTTTTATCACCGTCAACAAAAGCTCCTTCAGAAGGTTTAGCTTGTAGAGTTGAAATTGTTACACCTTTAACACCTGCAAGGTCTGTTACTTCACTATCCATTAAAGCTCCAGCTGCTGTTACATTATCTGTATCAGTTACATCTGCACTTGCTTCGATTGCATTTAATTTTGTATGATCATCATCTGTAAATACATTTGAATCTGTTGCAGCCTCTACTAACGCTCTTACTTGTACTGAACCAGATACTGTTCCTGTTGGAAGTATTGCTGATACATCTCCTGTGGTTATTGTTCCTAATGTTGTGATAGCATTATCACCGGTATAAGTACTACCGGCAACTGCTGCTAATGTAGAATTATATGCTTGTACATCAGTTCCAATTGCAACTCCTAAGTTAGTTCTAGCAGTTCCAGTATTTGTTAAATCTGATAAGTTTTGATCTTTTTGTAATTTTCCACCAACTGTTGCTGTCAATGCAACTACATCACTATCACCATTGGCGATTGAAGCAGAGATTTCTAATAATGTATCAAATGCTGCTCCTGCTCCTCCAATTAAATCAGAAACTTCTTGCATTACAAATGCAGTAGTAGCAACTTTAGTAGAATCATCACCATTTGAAGGTGTTGGTGCTATAACTGTCCCAGTAAATGTTGGTGAAGTAAACATTGTTGCTTTAGATTCGTTTGTTACGTTTCCTAAACCAACGTGAGTTGCAGTTACACCAGCTACTGTTCCAGTAAATGTTGGTGAAGTAAACATTGTTGCTTTAGATTCGTTTGTTACGTTTCCTAAGTTAACTTGAGTAGCAGTTACAGAATGTGGGTTGGCGGTATCACTGGTGTGATTTGTTATCCTAGTACTAAATGAACCACTATCTGTTTGAAGAGCAGAAATATCACTATCATTAGAAGAGATATTTGAAGCATTAGTTGCTACACTACTTGCTAAAGCTCCTGATACAGAAGATAGTTGGGCATCCGTTGCATAAGTTGAATCTAAAGATGAACTCCAAGATTCTAAATCAGTAATGTTTCCTTCATTCGTAGTTATCCTAGTACTAAATGAACCGCTATCTGTTTGAAGTGCTGTTATATCTGTATCGTTAGATGATATGTTAGCTGCTAAAGCTCCTGATACAGTAGATAGTTGGGCATCCGTTGCAAAAGTACTGTCTAATGATGAGCTAAAAGATTCTAACGTATTTACTCTGGTACTAATAGATCCACTGAAAGTGGAATACCCTGGTATATCTCCTATAGATCCAGAAAGAATATTAGGTTTGTTTAGTAAGTTGTAAGTATCTGCTTGAACATCTCCAGTGAATTGACCGTTAAAGGAACCAGAAAAGGAACCAGTTACGATTGCATCCGACATTATAGGGCTATCTATTCTCATTTTTTAATGTTTTTCTTTAATAATAAATATACTTCTTTAGCGGTATCGTGATAACCGTTTTTATTCTTTATTTTTGACTTGTTAATACTTTTCAATTATTTTCTAGAGTTTTAATTCTTGATTTCAAATTATCTAATAGTTCTTGTTGCTCTTGGATTGCTTTAGTTAACATCGCAATTATACCTCTGTCGTGAATACCCCATTTTTCATTTTCAGACTTTGGTGTATTTGCTGCTTCTTCACCTAATGCCGCATTTACTTCTTGAGCATAGAATCCTAACTGTCTTAAATCAGTTGGCAGACCACTTTCCTCTTTCCAATGGTAATATCTAGGTTTCAGATTCATTACTTTATCTAAAGCCTTATCAATATAACCATCTTCTACCTTTAAGTTCATATCAGAGGTAGTAGACAGTACTCCATTTGTTGCTGATACCGTGCCTGTTCCTAAGTTACTAAAAGTCACGTCACCCGAAACGTTAAGACTTCCTGTATAGTTAAGAGTTCCTGCTGATCCGCTTATTACTCCTTGAGTATTTAATTTTGCTAGTACTTTTTCATCAAATCCGGTAATATTATCTGAAGGGATAGAACCACTTACTACGTGTCCTCCTTTTGCAACTACTACTCTTCCTGTTGTATTTGTAAAGAAAGTAATATCAACAGTATCAATATCTGTTGTAGTTACTGATGAAGGTACGACTTGTTGGTCTGAATTATCATAAACCATTACAATTACATCCTTGGTTCCAAAATTATGGGTAACTGATTTTGAAGAAACAGAAGTAAAAACATCAGAAACCGTTGCTACCTGTGCAACATTACCGGCTTCCACCATATGTCCTCCTTTTGCAACTACTACTCTACCTGTAGTACTTGTAAAGAAGGTAATACTAACAGTATTGTCATCTGTGGTTGTGACTGAAGCCGGTATAATTTGTTGGTCTAAATTATTATAGGCTGTTACTATTACGTTTTTGGTTCCAAAATTATGGACAAGATTTTTTGTTGTTACAGAAGTGAAGGTATCGTAAACCGTAGCAACTTCGATTACTGATATGTCAACGTCGGTTAGTAACGAACCGTCTCCTGCGAATGACCCTGTGAATAAGGATCCTGTAAAGAAGGATGCGGTTACTGCGTTGATTACATTTAGGTTTCCGAGATCTGCATCGGCACCGGTAGTTAATAGTTTTCTCCAACTTGGCATTTTTTTCTATATTATGGTAGGTTACTCATTGAGCCCACTTCCTTTTTCAAGGCCGATAATAGCTTTACTTATAAATAGCTATTATAGTTTAATAAGAAAAAAGTTAGTTTTCAATTTATTCAGTGTATTTTTTCTGACTTCTTTGAAAAGATTTTGGAATTAATATGCTGTTAGATGAGAATTAAAGTAGAGTATTGTAGATTGAAGGTATAACCTATTATTTATTTTTTTAAGCCCAGATGTAAATATTATCAGAAGAATCAACTCTAATATTACCTCTTTTTTGGTATTCGGTATCATTTATATTATGATCCGTATTGTTCTCATCAACTACTAAAGCTAAATAAGCTTCATTGGATGTTATGTTATTTATTTTTGAATCTACAGATTTATTAACGCCAAATCTTAAATCAGAATTATCAAATATAAGGCCGTGACCAATCCCATTTCCTTCGTCGATAATAAAACCTCCTTCTTCTATATCAGTAGATCCTGAGTTTAATAAGACAAATTTGTCTTTTATAGCAGTATTAGTGGTACTTAAGTAAGTTAAATCACCATAAACTTTTAAGTTACCAGAGATTGTGGCATTATTACCAATTGTAGCATTATTATCGATAGCAAGATCACCGTAAATAGTCTGCGACCCGGAAAGATAGAGAGATCCAGTAAGATTCCCACTGGTTTAAATTTGGACTAATCTGTTTCCACTGTATTAATGCCATCTGTTAGTTAAATTTTCCTATTATTGTACATTCATCGGTTGCCGTAAGCGTAAAGCCTAGTTCACCTAAGTCAAAAGTAATTACCACTCCTGCTCCTGAGTCTGTTACACTCAGTATAGCTTCACTTTCAACAATTAGTCCGTTAATAAATACCTGGAAAAGGTCTTTAGTAGGGCTAGGGAACCCTGAGGGTATCGCAGCAAAGCTAATTAAATCAAATTTTATAGTATTTCCGCTGACAGTAGTCTGGGAGGAACTACTACTATACATTTTCTGTAGAGATACATATGCTTTCTGTTCTGCTGTCATTGCTTCTTCTATTGTAGTTAAATTTAAAGTTTCACCTGCTTTATCATAGAATCTTGATGAACCTGATCTGTTTTTTGCCACTGTTGATTTATATTCACCTACTGTTGTTATGTCTTCTACGGATTCTAATCCAAAACGTAATGAGGCTTTTGAGTAAAACTTCCTATTACCTTGTAATTCAGTATTAATAGTGTCGGGTATAATATGACCTAGTAATGTTATGTTGAAAGTAGTCTTAACACTCCTATCTTGACCTTTTACTAATTCAGTAGTAGTGTTATATGAATTAATCATAGCTCTAAAACTAAATTTTTCACGGTCACCCCAGTAAGCATCTGATGCGTAGTTAATACTTTCTACTAATTTGTTCATTTGCTCCACATATTCTGCAAATATTATACAGGAGTATGTAATGGTAACAAAATCAGGTATAACTACACCCTGGTATTCTTTAACTTCTTGTCTACTATTTAGTAACGTAAAACGATCGTATACATTCTTAGTAGAAAACTTTTTTTCAAATATACCGTACTGTGTAGGTTGATTAGCATCTAGCTTATTTCCTATATTTCTATTCTTTTCTATAGTATCTCTCTTAACCATTATAAGAGGTACCTGTATTTTGCCGTTCTTATCCCGATAGAAACCATCTTTTTGTACTGAAGCCCATCTTTCTGGTGAGCCATATAGTACCGGAACATTAATTTTAGCATCGTTTTGTATTACAGAAGGTCTAATTACACTGTTAAAGTAGAAAAAGATAGCTTCGTCTATATCTCTTAACCCTATACTAAGGCTCTTTGCATCTTCTTCTTTTACAGCTTTTTGAAATTCCCTTCTTTTTGGATTAGGTACGGGGGATGTTCCTGATGATGTATAGGCTTGTTTAGTCTCTTCGGATAATTCTTTCTGAGATTTAGGGATTGGAGTAATTCCTGCCATTATCTACTGTATTTTCTGCTTACATGAGTTCGAAATGCCTTTTTAAAAGAAGCAAAAACATCAAATAGTTTTTCGAGCTTCTGATCTTCTGGGTAATCTTTTAATATTTCTTTATACTCTTGATAAACTTTCTCTATAGTTTTATCAACGCCTTTAATAGGTGTATAGTCTACATCCCAGGTGTATTGGCCAGTCTTAGGATCAAATTCTGTCTGTTTTGTTTTAAAACTAGGAGTATCCTGTTTCCAATCCTGTTCTTTTAAGATATCTGCAATCTTCATATATATAAATATCTAATAGATTAACGTACTTTTGTTATTCCTACTTTATCTGCTCTAGTTAAGTGGCATTCCACTATTATCGATACTGAAGATCCAAATTGGTCTCCGTATTCTGTAAAATTATAGCTCTTATCTCTTCCTAAAAACAGTTGATTTTCCTTAACTGTATCTACTTCGTAGTAATCTTCATGCCACATTACTATATCTCCAACTTCTGGTATTAGGTTTATGTCAACTAAGTCCTGTCTTATGAAGGCAAACGATGCTTCTCTGTTTAAATCAGGTCCAAATTCATCATCTGATATAATTTGATCCCCTCTAGTTATCATACAACTAAGTTTTAACGGGTTCCAATAAGTCTTTTTAGTAGATTCCCCATATAAGTTAGCTAGAGACTCTTCTAAACTAAATTTATAGTATAAAATCTCCTGTTCTACTATGTCTTTTACTAGCTCTCTTTGTATATTAACTAGTAAATTAAAGTCTCTATTAGATCCAAATAGCATTATTTACGTTCTATAGTGTTTGCACCAATTTCAATTACTTTAATAGGTGTATACTTAGTCAATGCGTTCTTTTTTAATGCATTATAAGCTTCTACTCCTGATTTCTGAGTTATTAATTTGATTTTTAATGTGATTTGATTAGTAGCTTCATTCTGACCGGCGAGAGTGACTGTTGTAACCCCAGGTAAAGCTCTTATTAACTCAGCTACCTTAGTAGGAGCTATTTCTCTATAGTTAATACGCACCATTGCCGTGTAGGTACTAAAATTTACTTCTGATATGATCTGTGATAGCTTCATTATCCTACATATATTACCATTGGAACTTCTTTTAATGTCTTATTTAGGTTTTCACCTTCATTTGCTCTACGTTCTAACTGTGCTTGTCGTGAGGTTTGGTCTAACATTTCACGTAGATTAGTTAAAAGCTCAATTTTTTCCGTTCTGGCATCTGTTAATAGGTCAGCTTGATTAAGAGTAGCTTCAGCTCCAGGTACAGGGACTGTTTGATACTTACCTCTTATGTAGGCTAGTAGTTCTTTTGCTAGTGCTAGAGTGTATCTATATACCCATTGCCTACCAATACTGTTGATATGTGAATAATTAGGGTTAGAATAGGGTACTTCTGCTACGTTAGTAATTAGATTATCACCAGAATTAGGGTTTACAGCCGCTTTGCTGTCTAATCTATAGTATTCGAACCACATTTTACCGGCTCTGAGTGGGATTGGAAATAAAGTCAATTGATTATTGACTAATTCAAAAGAATAAGCTGATCTTCTTATCTGATCATTGAATTCAATTGCTTGTATCTTTAAAAGGTCGTAAGAAGCAGGCATTAATAGGAAATTAACACCGGGAGAGAAGGATCCAAAATCAAAAGCATCCATCATAGACTGAATACCGGTGCCTGTACCCGCATAAGGGTCAAAATACCGTAAGATTGCTGGGGGTGCTTCGTAATATACTTTTCTTATCTCTATTCCTCCAACAATACCCTGGTCTTCTGCCCATTGGGTAAGATCGTACTTCTGTTGGTTAACAGCTACATCGACTGAACCTGTATATTTAGTAACATACCCGCCGACTTCGGCTTCTGTACCGTAATTCTTACTTATTTGAATAACTCTATTAAGAGTTGGTTCGATTAATTTATTATTTAGTGAACTTCCAGTAGAAGCCCCTTCTAAACTCAAATAATTTTCTCTTACTTTATATTGAAATACTTCGTTACCGTATGTAGTGACTGCCTCTTCAAAACAAGCATAAAAAGATCCTGATTGAAGTTCAACATCCATTAAAGGATAGCCTAAGCGTGTGGCACAGAAGTGAGCTACCTTATCGGCGTCTACCTGAAAGGTAGAATCACTATCATAGAATCCGAATGGGGTTTTGCCGGCGGAAAAGGTTGAACTTCCGTTCCATATTGAGATGTTCGCCATTTATATCTAGTTTTCATATAAATAGTAACTAATCTCTGAATGTTTGATATACTCCTAGTATAGGGGCTACTATATCATGACGGTGGTTATGTTCCAAATTTATAGTTCTGAATCCTTGTACCTGCTCTTCGATCCTAGATAAAAAAGAAAAGCCCGTGTCTCGTTTGTCTCTAAGGTCTATTTGAGCTAAATCACCGCAGATTACCATTTTAGATCCTGTTCCTAAACGTCCTATTACTGTTTCCATTTGAGAATGAGTAACGTTCTGGGCTTCATCTACTATAACAAAAGAATTTACAAAAGTTCTACCTCTCATGAATGCAAATGGTACAATTTCTATGCGACCGGTTTCTAATTCTTTCTTAACCTTCTCCTCACCGTATAACATGTACAGATTGTGATAGACTGGTGCTAACCAAGGATCCATCTTGGCCTGTAGATCTCCTGGAAGGAAGCCTATATCCTCTTTAGATACGGTTGGTCTTGTTATAATAACTTTATCAGCTTGCTTTGTAAAAAGAAAGTCTAATGCACATTGAGATGCAACTAAAGTCTTACCAGATCCAGCCATCCCTTTAATAACCGTGATGGGGGATTCAAGTATTAAAGCTTTAGCTCGTTTTTGTTCTTCATTAAGTTGAATATTAAATTTAATAGGTATTTTGGGTCTTCTTTTTTGAACGAATACATCGTCCGTGTGGTGGTTTGACGCCATAAAAAGTAACTATTTAGTTTATATCTATAAATATAGGTATAATAAAGTTACTGTCCTAAAATATCTTTCTTAAAGTAAAGATGTCGGTACTAATTACATTATC